TGTGGACGATGCCGTCAAGGACAGCATCCAGTACGCAAGGGAATCCACATGGACGCAGGATCTCGGACGGAACACGCTTGGCGGCGGCATCCAGAACCTTGCCAACACCCACCCCGTCCTCCGCATCGCCATACCCTTCATCAAGACGCCGACGAACCTGTTCCGCGACTTCGTGGCCCATACGCCCGGCGTCGCGCAGATGACCAAAACCTACCGGGAGGCGATCAAGGAGGGCGGGGAACAAGCCGCCCTCGCCCA